CCTCACTATGAGAAGAAGGATGGTTTGTTTTGTGTTGACCCTAGTTTTTCTATGATGAACATTCTTACCAGTAAAGTCTCTGGTAATGACCTTGAGCACCAAATGCTTAACATTTGGCGAGTTGTATATTCTTTTGCTCGTTATTCTTGTGGATATACTCATCCCAATCGTCTTGCACTTTCTGGAACTCCTTTGAATGAGGCATTCATTACTCTTCATCAAATTCTTCCTAAGTTTCAGAAAGAGAACAAACTGCAAAAAGTTCAGTGTATTGTTCTGACTGATGGGGAAGCAAACTATCTTCCGCACCACGTAACGGTTAAAAGGTATGCTGAGCCTTACATTGGAACTAAGAATACCTACACAAATACCTCAGTTCTTCGTGATCGTAAACTTGGAACTACCTACAAGTTTGGGTATGGGTGGAATGCTTTTAGTGATACAATGCTTCGTCACCTGAAAGATAAGTTTCCTTCAGTAAACTTTATTGGTATCCGTGTTGTTGAGGGTCGGAATGTGAATAGTTTTATCAAGATCTATCACAATCAGCATTCTGACGAATATAGTAAAATCCAAAAGGATTGGAAGAAACTTGGTAGTTTTGCTATCAAAGGTTCTGGGTATGATATTTACTTTGGACTTTCTTCCAGCAAACTCTCTCAGGAAGTTGGGTTTGAGGTAAAAGAAGATGCCACAAAGACTCAGATTAAATCTGCTTTTGTCAAATCTCTTAAGACTAAGAAACTTAATAAAAAAGTTTTAAGTCAATTCATTGAATTGGTGGCATAAAATCATAAATATTTTTATATGTTCATTTCAAAATAAAAATGAGTAGATTAGGTAAAATTTTGGGAATAGGATCAACTCCATCTCCTGTTCCAGCAGTTGTTGAAGCTCCTGCAGCTCCAGTAGTTGAGGAACCTGTATCAGTAGAGGAAACTACTGAACCTGTTAGAGCAAGAGATGAGAATGGTCATTTCGTTGCAGACGATCCAAGCACCCCTGAAAATGAGGCATGGGTTGGTGGAGTTTCTCCTCAAAAAACTAGAAAGAGAACCTCAAGAAAAAAGTGATGTGACAGCCAACTAACTGTCCACTCTGCCCCTGACTCTGCCCCAACTCTGCCCTATAATAGCTTCGTTGAGACAAACACACGCATTTCGTAATGGCACTTTCCACTGACTACATCCGCACTTCTCTTCAGTCCCTTTATGGTGACAGCATCGCAGCAGGAGATATTCGTGCCTGGTGTGCTATGAATGGAAGTAACTACCAAACTGTCACTAACAAACTTGCCCAATACAAGGTTGGTCGTGGCAGTTGGGATCTTACCGTTCGGGAACAAATGGAGCAAACCTACCAGTCTAGCCCTGCAATTCTTCCCGAGCGGGAACAGCAAAATCTTATTCCTGAGAAAGATGATACCTTCGTCAAGTTTGGCAATTTTGGCGACATTCGCAAGATTATTCAATCGCGTCTCTTCTATCCCACGTTCATTACTGGACTCTCTGGCAATGGCAAAACGTTCAGTGTTGAGCAAGCATGTGCCCAACTCGGACGAGAACTTATCCGTGTAAACATTACGATTGAAACTGATGAAGATGACCTTATCGGTGGTTTTAGGCTTATTGATGGGAACACTTCATGGCATAACGGTCCCGTCGTCGAAGCACTGGAGCGAGGAGCAATTCTCCTTCTGGACGAAATCGACCTTGCTTCCAACAAAATCCTCTGCCTTCAGTCTATTCTAGAAGGCAAAGGTGTCTTCCTGAAAAAGATTGGTAAGTATGTCCGTCCTGCTTCTGGGTTCAATGTATTTGCTACTGCTAACACTAAAGGAAAAGGTTCTGACGATGGACGCTTCATCGGCACTAATGTCCTCAACGAAGCCTTCCTTGAGCGATTCCCCGTAACTCTAGAGCAAGAGTATCCTACTCCTGCAACTGAGCAAAAGATTCTTGAAGGTATTGCTCTGGATCTCAGTGTGGAAGATCGCGTGTTCTGTAAGCGTCTTGTAGACTGGGCAGACATTATCCGTAAGACCTTCTTTGATGGTGGTATTGAGGAAATCATTTCCACTCGCCGCCTAGTTCATATCATCCGTGCTTACAGCATCTTTGGCGATAAGGCAAAAGCAATCCAAGTTTGTGTGAACCGATTTGATGAAGAAACTAAGCAAGCATTTATGGAACTGTATGACAAAGTTGATGCGGACTTCCAAATGCCAATTGACGAACAACAACAAAACTGATATAATTTCTATTGAGGAAACTATGAAATCTGATTCTATGGATCAATACACTATGAGTTCTAATAGTGAAGGTATGATTGACATTAATAAAACTCCAGTTAATCACCTTTGGAGGTACAATGAAGATCAAATCCTTAAAGATATTAGTGATTATGTGACTAGCACATATCGTAGTCACTATACTGCTAGTGAACCAGGATTCCGTGATATTCAAACTATTGATTTGATGGCTGCTAAGGATCTTGCTTCTGCATTCTGCCAAGCAAACATTCTTAAGTATGGGAGTCGTTATGGTTCTAAGGATGGTAAGAGTAAGCAAGACTTGATGAAAGTCATTCACTATGCTATGCTCCTTCTTCATTTTGATGGACATTATAATCGCACACAAAATGGTTTGAATGAATTCCGCTGATTATGAAACTTTTGGAAAAAACTATGAAACTCTCTGACAAAACTCTTAACCTGCTTAAGAATTTCTCTTCCATCAATCAGTCCATTCTTTTTAAGGAAGGCAATAGTCTCCGTACTATTTCTGTTATGAAGAATATTCTTGCAGAAGCAACCATTGATGAAGAACTGCCAAAAGACTTTGGAATTTATGATCTGAATCAGTTTCTGAATGGCCTCAATCTGCATCAAAATGCAGAACTTGATTTTAAGAATGATGGTTATGTTGTAATCAAGGAGGGTAAGTCTCGCTCGAAATATTTCTTTGCAGACCCAAATGTAATTATTACTCCTCCTGAAAAATCAATCAATCTTCCAAGTGAAGATGTGTGTTTTGTTCTTGATACTAAAGAACTGGACAAACTTCTCAAGGCAGCAGCAGTTTATCAACTACCCGACCTTTCTGTCGTTGGTGAGGCTGGAGTTGTTAAACTTCTTGTTCGCGATAAGAAGAATGATACTTCCAATGATTTTTCTGTGATTGTTGGTGAAACTGATGAGACATTCTCTTTTAATTTTAAAGTTGAGAATATCAAGATTCTTCCGGGAACTTATGAGGTTGTAATTTCTTCCAAACTTCTTTCTCGCTTTAAGAGTACAACTTATGATTTGGTGTATTATATTGCTCTGGAACCCGATTCCACTTTTGGTTGATGAGACACTTTCTTTTTACTCTAAAGGATTGTTCGGCAGTCCTTCTTGATGATGAGAATTATTTGAGGGATGTTCTTTATCATACTTCAAAGGAGTGTAAGTCAACTTTGCTTGCTTTGAACTCCCACAAGTTTCAACCTCAAGGCGTAACTGCTGTTGCTATGCTTGCAGAATCTCATATTAGCATTCATACTTGGCCAGAAAAGGGAATGGCAGTCTGTGATATTTTTACTTGCGGAGACCATACAAATCCAGAAGCTGGTATGGAGTATATGAAAAAGGTTCTGCATTCTAAAAAAATAGTTAGTAATGAATTTGTGAGGCCATTAGAATGAGAGACTGGAAACAAACATTCGAATCATTAAACGAAGAACAGAAACATAAACTTGCTGTTCTTCGTGTGATGGAATGTACTAACGGTGTAATTCAGTATGCCTTCAGAGATGGTTCTCAAAATGCTCTTTCTGTTGAAGAGACTAGACGTGCTATGAAGTTCAGTATGGGTTGCATTAAGAGAATGCAAATTCCTCTTGGTGAAGAAACCATGGTGTTTGGTGATGATCTCAAAGAAATCTTTGGTGAGATTCGGGACTTATATTTGAAAGGTAAGACAGATCTAAATTCCTTCTCTGAATTCATGGAAATTTCTATCTGCATGTATAATGTTCTGGGTAAAGATAGAATCCTTGAGGCACAAAAAGTTTTGTCACAACACATCACCGAAATTGCTCCAGAGCATTTACAATTGGGTGTGAACTACATTATGCAATTCATTAAATGAACATTTTTGTGACTTCTTCTAACCCTTGGGAATCTGCGAGGGTACTACCTGACAAACACATCGTTAAGATGCCACTCGAAACTTGTCAGATGCTCGCTATCGTTGCATCTGACAAGTGGGGACATGGATTTGGCACTCTTCCCAAAGCAGACGGTACGCCGTACAGCACTGAGAAGGGTGCCTTTCGCAATCATCCTTGTACCAAGTGGGCATCTGAGTTTGTAATGAACTGGAACTGGCTCATCGCCCATGGATTCGCTCTCTGTGAGGAGTATGCGGCACGCTACGGCAAGGTTCACACCTGCTTCAGCACCCTCCTAGCAGCGCGTGAGATCTTCCCTACAGGAGACCCCACAGGACGCTCTGGGAAGAATCCTACGCCCTTTGCAAGGGCAATGCCCGATGAGTATAAGTTGGATACCAGTATTGATACTTTTACGGCTTATAAGATGTATATTGCATCTAAGCCTTGGGTATCTGATAACTACCTCCGACTTCCCTATCGCAAACCTGAATGGGTATGAACACAATTAATTTTCTAGCTCCTATAGTTACTATAATGTGTCTTGAGGGTTATGTTTATAATGATGGACTTATCTGCTTGAGAGAAACTCCAAGATATGATAGAGTGCAGTATTATAAACCAGGAAGGTCTTGTTATGTGAATGGAAATTTCTACAAAGATTGCAAAAATGCCCCCGATCCAATTTATTGATTATGAAAACAGTAATAACAGTTGATGATAATGGAGTTATCACTTTCCCCAAAGGATACCTTGATGGACTTGGTTGGGAAGAGGGTGATCTGTTAGAATGGATTAACCACGAAGATGGTACTTTTGAATTGAGGAAAATTGATAATGTGTGATGAATTCTTGTGGGTTGAGAAATATCGCCCAAAGACTATTGAAGATTGTATTCTTCCAGCTGCAACAAAAAAGACTTTTAAAGAGTTCCTACATAAGGGTGAGGTTCCAAACCTTCTTCTTGCTGGACCTCCTGGAGTTGGTAAAACTACAGTCGCCAAGGCACTTTGTAATGAATTAGGAGTAGATTATTATGTCATTAACGGATCTGACGAAGGACGATTTTTGGACACGGTACGGAACCAAGCAAAAAACTTTGCTTCGACCGTCTCACTTTCTTCGACTGCAAAACACAAAGTCATCATCATTGATGAGGCAGATAACACAGGGAACGACGTACAACTCCTCCTACGGGCAAATATTGAGACGTTTTATAACAACTGCAGATTCATCTTCACCTGCAATTACAAAAACAAAATCATCGAACCACTCCACTCAAGGTGTGCGGTCGTCGATTTCTCAATTAGTGGAAAAGCAAAAGCAGAACTTGCTGCAGAATTCTTCAACCGTCTCAGGACTATTCTTGAGGAAGAGAGTATTGAATATGATCCAAAAGTCCTTGTGGAGCTAATCAATAAACATTTTCCTGACTGGAGACGTGTTTTAAATGAGTGCCAAAGGTACTCAACCAGTGGCAGTATTGACTCTGCTATTCTTGCTTCCTTTTCTGACGTAAATATCAATGATCTCATTAAAAGTCTCAAAGAAAAAAACTTTACGGAAGTACGTAAATGGGTCGTCAATAATCTGGACAATGATTCTGGTGTACTTCTTAGGCGTATTTACGATGCTCTTCTTACATCCTTGGAAAACGCTAGCATTCCTGCTGCTGTCCTCATTGTTGCTAAGTATCAGTATCAAATCGCATTTGTTGCCGATCAAGAAATTAATCTTCTGGCGGCCTTAACTGAACTAATGGTGGAGTGTAATTTTAAATGAATGTAAAACTTATTCGTATGTGGTCGGGCGAAGATGTAATCGCTGATTTAACTGGAGACAATGATGATACTATTACTGTTGTTAATCCTATCGTTGCTATTCCTGCTGGCCAAGGTCAGATGGGATTTGCACCGTGGTCTCCGCTTCTCAAAGGTAAAGGGGAAGAAATTGAAGTAAAAAAATCTTATGTTGTATATATAGCAGATACTCAAGAAGAAATTGTAGATCAATACACTCAAATGTTCTCTACAATTGCTACCCCACCATCCAAAAAACTTATTCTTTGAATAGTTAAAAATATTATGATAGTAAGTGAGAATGATGCTGTTTGGGCAGCTGATGAATTTATAAAATACTTTTCCCAAATGGGAAATATTGAAGATTACCTTCGATTTGTAAAAATGGAGGTAATTAAGTCAAGTAATATGCTCTTTTCTCTTGAAGATGAATTCTTTAATGAAGACATTCATCCTCAGGATATGGAGTTTGATATTAAGTTTGTTGGTGATAGATTTCAAAAGTCTGTCCCACAAGAACATTATAATACTCTGTTGAAGGCAGTTTCTTCACATAACAATGAAGCAAATATTCCTGGTAGGGAATTGCGTTGGGTTATCTATGAGAAGAATACTAAAGGTGTTGTTGGATTTATCCGTTTCGGATCTCCAACTATCAACTCAAAACCAAGAAATGTTTGGTTGGGAAAGGCACCCAATCTTTCCACATTTAATCGACATGCAGCTATGGGATTTGTGATTGTTCCATCACAACCCTTTGGTTACAATTATCTTGGTGGTAAGTTCTTAGCACTTCTTTGCTGTTCTCATTTTGCTAGAGAGACTTTGAACAAAGTATTTGAGAAAGACATTGCTTTGTTTGAAACAACATCTCTTTATGGTTCTACTACAGATGCATCTCAATATGATGGTCTTAAACCATATATGAGATATAAAGGTCTTACTGAAAGTAAGTTTCTACCACTTTTGCACGATGAAGTTTTTCATAGACTTCATGATAGGTTCACTCTATTGAACAACAATACTCCACTTACGGATAAAAAAGCATCATCCAAAAAGATGAAGAGGCAGACAAAAATGATTTCTATCATTAGAAACTCTCTTCAGGATAAGGATAAACTTGCAGAATTTAATTCTGTTATTGGCGCAGCATTTAATCTAACTCAGAAGAAGAGATTCTATATCTCTGATTATGGGTACTCAAATGTTCGTGAAGTAATTCTTGGAGAGCAGGATCAACTTCTTCGAGGCCCTAACTGGGATAAATTCTACTTAGAAAATATTACTTCTTGGTGGAAAAAGAAGGCAACAAAGAGGTATGAAAAACTCAAGCAAGAAGATAGGTTCAGAACAAAGGTCGAACTCTGGACAGAAGATGACAATATTCAGATTATTCGATGAGTTACGAACTTAAAGATTGGTTGAACTCAATCAACCACACAAAGCAAAATCTGCTTGAGGAGGATCCATCTTCTATAAGTAAGTATCCTCCATATATTGTGAACAGATGTTTGTCTGGTCATCTAGATTGCATAATGTATGCAAATGAAATGAATATGAATCATAGTCTTAGTAAGGACATGCAATATTCATTTTACCTAAATAGTCTGAGGAAACGGAAGAGATTTTCTCCCTGGCTCCAAAAGGATAAGGTCAAAGATTTAGAGTGCATAAAACAATACTATGGATATAGTAATGATAAAGCATTACAGGCCTTGAAAATTCTAAACAAACAACAAATTGATTTTATCAAACAACGACTTGACACAGGCGGAAAAAAATGACTAATCAAACAATCGAACCACAAGTAGAGTGGTCTTCAAACATGATGGTGGAAGTTGTTCTAAATGAACCTGACGACTTTCTTAAAGTACGCGAAACTTTGACTCGTATTGGAGTTGCATCTAGAAAGGAGAAAAAACTCTATCAAAGTTGCCACATTCTTCACAAACAAGGACGTTATTATATTGTCCACTTCAAAGAACTTTTTGCACTTGATGGTAAACATGCAAATCTGAGTGTAAATGATGTTCAGCGTCGTAATCGCATCATTCGCCTTCTTGTTGATTGGGGACTTATTTCTCTGGTTGATGAGGAATCGGCCACTGACATTGCTCCACTGAACCAGATTAAAGTCCTTGCTTACAAGGATAAGAATGATTGGATTCTTGAGCAGAAATATAATATTGGTAAGAAAGGAAAGACTCCTGAGGCATAAATAAGACTGAGACCTTTCGTGCGGTCTCTACAAAAGTCGGAACACCGTATAAAGAGGTTCGGTTATTGCCGTTCCTCTTTTTTTGTTATCTTGTATAATTAGTAATGAACGCCGAAAGGGTTCGCACAACACAAACTCGCTTTAAAAGGAGCTACAATAATGACTAACCTTACAAGGTATACTAGTGCCGACTTGTCTTCTCTTATGGACAAGATAAATAGAAATAGTATTGGTTTGGATGAGTACTTTGACCGTGTGTTTAAACTTCACGAAACCACGTCAAATTATCCACCATACAATCTAGTTCAGGTCAGCAACGTGGAATCTCGACTTGAACTTGCTTTAGCAGGATTCAAGAAGGAGGAAGTCTATGTCTACACCCAAGATGGTAAACTCTTTGTTGAGGGCCAGAAAGAGGATAAAGAAACGGAAACCCAGTATCTGCACAAAGGTCTGGCTCAACGGAGTTTTAAGAGAGCATGGACGCTCAGTGATGATACGGAAGTTAGATCAGTTGCTTTTGAGGATGGGCTTCTGACAATTGATCTTGGAAAGATTGTTCCAGAGCACCACCAGAGAAAAGATTATCTATAAATCCTAACACAATAGGTATAAATGCGTAGCAATGAATACAGAAGTGTATCACAGTGATACAGTATAATATAGATAGTTATGTACTTTGGAGGACGGACTATGAACTACACCGCCACTACCCTAGTATTTGGAACACTGATGACTCTTTTTATCGGTGTCCCTATCGCAAACACACTACCATAATACTTGTTGAACCATGGGAATCTTAGCAACACTCGCAATCTTTTCTACTGTAATGGGAGGAGCCTTCGCCATCACACCTAAAAAGTAAATAAATAAAATTGAATATCGTCGGCGCAGACAGGGAGGTAACTGGCACAATCCAGTTGACACCTCCCTTTTTTATTGCTAAAATACTATTGGTAATGGTAAAGTGATTATGACTGTAAAATTAATCCTGCTTAAATCTGGTGAGGATGTGATTGCAGATGTTAGTGAAATGTATGCTGGAGAAAAAAATCTAGTTGGTTATCTTTTTGATAATCCATGTGCAGTAAAACTTAGGAGGTTTACTCCAGAATCTGATGGCCGAGAGGGGTATCAGATTGGATTATCTTCTTGGGTGCCACTATCAAAAGATAGTAAAATTCCAGTTCCCATGGATTGGGTTATTACTATTGTAGAACCCATCGATAAACTGATGGAAATGTATACTAGTGAAGTTGAAAATAGGAAAAAGGAAAATGACGAAGTTACTTTTACTGACAAATAATCAAGTACTTGTTTCTGGTATTGAGGAAGTTGGTGGTGATATTGGTGAGCCTGACTGTAAACTTACAAAACCATTTTTGTTAAATCAGTCAAATGAAACTTTATCTCCCTGGTTGATTGATTTTTCTAGTCAGGATACATTTATGATATCCTCTGATAAAATCCTCACTATTGCTGAACCCTCAGAAAAACTCTTGAAAAAATACGAAGAACTTATTAAGTAATGAATTTTTATACAAACGTTCAGTTGATTGGAAACCAGTTTCTGGTTCGTGGTGTTAAGAATGGTCGGCGTTTTGAAACTAGAGATGAGTTTTTTCCAACTTTGTTTGTAAAATCTAAAAAGGATTCGAAGTATAAAACTTTGACTGGAGAATGTGTTGAGCCAATCAAACCAGGAACAGTCAGAGATTGTAGGGAGTTTTATGGTAAGTATGAAGGTGTTGAGGGATTTGAAATCTACGGAAACGACAGATATATCTATCAATACATCTCAGAAAAGTATCCTGAAGATGAAATCAAGTTTGACATTAGTAAGATCAAACTTGTAACCATTGACATTGAGGTTGCTTCTGAGCAGGGATTCCCTGATGTTGAATCTTGTGTGGAAGAAATTCTTGCTATCACCATTCAAGATTATACTACAAAGGATATTATTACTTGGGGAGCAAAACCTTTTATCAATAAGCAGTCAAATGTAACATATCACCATTGTCCTTCTGAATATGAACTTCTCAATTCATTCATTAATTATTGGATGAATAATGTTCCTGATGTTGTGACTGGATGGAACATCAAGTTGTATGACATTCCTTATATCTGCAGGAGGCTCAATAGGGTTCTTGGTGAGAAACTGATGAAAAGGTTTTCTAACTGGGGACTCGTAACTGAAGGTGAGATTGAAATGAAAGGTCGCAAGCACATTGTTTTTGATGTTGGCGGACTAACTCAACTTGATTATCTTGACCTCTATAAAAAGTTTACTTATAAGGCACAAGAATCATATCGCCTAGACTACATTGCAGAAGTAGAACTTGGTCAGAAGAAACTTGATCACTCTGAGTTTGATACCTTTAAGGACTTCTATACTCAAGGATGGCAGAAGTTCATTGAATATAACATCGTTGACGTGGAACTTGTTGACCGTTTGGAAGATAAGATGAAACTGATTGAACTTGCTCTTACCATGGCATATGATGCTAAAGTAAACTATAACGATGTTTTCTATCAAGTTCGCATGTGGGATAATATTATCTACAACTATCTAAAGAAAAGAGATGTTGTTATCCCACCAAAGAAGAGGGAAAGTAAGAGTGAGAAGTATGCTGGTGCATATGTAAAGGAGCCAATTCCTGGTGTGTATGATTGGGTGGTTAGTTTTGACCTTAACTCTCTATACCCTCACCTGATTATGCAATACAATATTTCTCCAGAAACTCTTTTGGAGGAAAGGCATCCTACAGCAACTGTAAATAAAATTCTTGATCAAGAGATCAGTTTTGAGATGTATAAGGACAATGCAGTATGTGCTAATGGAGCAATGTACCGTAAGGATGTTAAGGGTATGCTTCCAGAACTTATGGAGAAGATGTATGGTGACCGTGTAATCTTCAAGAAGAAGATGCTTGCTGCTAAACAGCAGTATCAAATAACTCCCACAAAAGAGTTGGAGAAAGAGATTGCCCGCTGTAATAACATTCAGATGGCAAAG